AACTTTCTTCTGTACAGGTTCAGACTTTGCAAGTTCTACTGCACCTAATGCTTCATCTATTATGTCTTTTGTTTTACTCATCAGAAACCGTTATTATATTTAAACGGTACATCGCCCCAAGCTCCGTAAATATAAGTTGATGAACCATTTAAATTATCATGGTTAGTGTTAAATTTAAATCCATTTGAAAGCACGTCCACTTTAAAACCAGTTCCAGAACCAGTTGTTTGAGCAGCACTGTCATTCCAAAATATACCATCATCAGTTGGATTACCAGTAGAAGACCTTTCTGTATCAAAAGTAACCCAGTTTTCACTTCTGTCTATATCTTTTACAAAAAATATTCTTGGTCTAAAGCCTGTGTTTACAACTATTCCATCAGCATTGCCGTTGCCTTCGTAGCTGCCAAACTTAGAGTAGCCTTCCACCCCATGCCAACAATAAGAAACATATTTTTCTGTACTTGCATTTAATTTATGGTCACTACCTACTTTAAATAAAGTAGTTGTTGGAGTAAAAGTACCCCAATAAGCACTACTTGTAGTTTTAGCAGCAGATGTATTTAAAATCATATGAGCTGCATTTCCTGAACCTACATGATAAACTGCCCAATCATCATTTGCATCTCTATTTTTTACAAAAATTAATTCTGGTGCTCCTGAAGATAAACCATGTCCTACAGATTGTGCTACACTCCCATTGCCTGTATAAGTAACTATACTAAATCCAGCTTTAGTATTTGCTTGTACTGCACTTGTAATATCTCCTGATGTATTTGTAGAAGTTGTACCTCCATTTGCTCTCCAAGCCCAAGCAACATATGTCCTAGTATTATCATTAGGGCCACTACCACTAGTTCCTAAAGTGAAACCATCATTATCAAATGATGCTATAATGGGATTATTATTTCCTGTTGTTTGGTCATCAAATTCTACACCATTAGTATCACTTCTCAAACCAAATGGAGTAGGTGTACCTCTATTATTTAATCTTGAAGAATCATATAATTGATTGTTTTGAGAACTACTAGCCATCTTACACCATAAAAGGTCAGGCTTAAAACCCATTCCAGTTATTGATTGTCCTGTACCATTACCAGTATATACAACTGGATTACATTGCTTAGCGGGATAGTTGCTATCTGTTTGTGCTGGGTCTATGTCATCTGATATAGATAAGTTAGCTGTACATAAAGCTAAAAATCCTGATGGCGGCGAGTATTTAAATACACCAAAACCATTACCGTCAGCATTACCTGCTGCTGTTTCTTCTCCAGCAAATGTATCGTCTTGTCCAAAATTCATTGTAACTGTTGAAGCTGAATTTTGTGTAGAAACAATAAAAAGGTCATCACCTAAAGCAGCACTTGTATTAATAGTTCCTGCTTCATTAGTTCCGTTTGCTGGGTCGCCAGAACCACCCCAAGTATTATTATAACCTAACCAAACTTTATTATTAGAACCATCTACTGCAAGTTGCAATATATCACCAGCAGATGCACCAGTTATCCAGCTACCAGTTTCTGTTCCATTCACATATTTCGATTGGAAATATAATGTTACACTACCATCTCCACCAACATTTGTACTACTCGGCACACTTAAATTAGTTGCACAACCTAACATCATATATTGTCCATCATGGTTTGAAGTTATTTTCATTTCTACATAAATTTTTTTATCTTTAGGTATTACCATAGTGCTTCTACAATATGTTGTTGTACTCCAATTACTGCCTGGGCTAGTGGTTAAGTTACCATTAGAATAAACAACACTATTACTTGTCCTATGAAGAGGATTCATTGTTGCGAAATTTCCACTTGCCATTATTTTCTCCTATTAACCGAATGTTGGGCTATCTAGCACTTGATGGTCAGCGCCCATATTATGTACTCCAAAATCATTATTATTTCCAGAACTATCGTTGCCTAAATCACTTGCGTTTTCAAATTTTAACCTGTAGCCATTATTTCCAAAAGTTAAACCATCAGTGTCTATAGGCACCCAGACTCCGTTTTTTGATTCGCCGAAAGAAGTTGGGGTTAATTGTTGTCCGTCTATTGAATTTATTTCTGCCATATATCCATCAAAAGCATAATCAGCAGAATCAGCTTTATTTCTTCCTATATAATGTCTATTACCAGAAACATTATATGCAACATCTAAGTTTTGTGAAAGAGAATCATCAAATGAATCTATCTCACTTCCATTTAGATAAACTTTTAATCTATTAGCATTAGTGCCGTCTGTGGTGTCCCAAGCTATAACTATATGAAACCAGCCTGTTACATCTCGAAATAATCTAGTTGTATCACCACCCTCTACACCTGCTGAAGTAGAAACACCTAAAGTATCATCACCAGCACTATGGTCAAATGCAGTGTTTATTCCATTACTTCCAGTATGACCATGAAGAATATTCATATAAAGATTTCCTATTAAACCTCTTTTAATCCAAGCACTCCAAGTATATTTATCAGCATTAGTAGGAGTTCCAAGTGTATTTGAACCTGTTCCTCCCCATTGTAATCCAGAAACAGATGCTCTGTCAAACCTAGCTGACTGTTCTATCTGGTATTCATAAAAAGCACTAGAACCAGAACTGTACATAAATTGTGATGAACCTATAGGGCCTGCCATATTATATTTCCTTAACTAAACGCAAGTTGAACTGCACCAAGTAATATTCTATTTGAAGCCGCAACCACATAAGGAACTATATCTGTTGCATTACCAGTAGTTGATAATGTTATTCCAGCACCTCCAGCAGATTCGTAATCTGTTCCAAGAGTTAAAGTGTTAGAACCACCAGCATCTTGAATGAATACTATGAAACCAGACTGTCCAACTTTTTCTGTTGATGGATTTGCAAGGGTTATNCTACTTGTTAAAGTAAGTACNAAGTTTTGATTAGCATCAAAATCTAAAACTGTACTACCACCTTGAGAACCAGCAACACTTGTTTTACCTATGACTGCGTTTGTGAATGCTGTAACAGCACCACCTATTTTAAGTTGGTCATCACCATTCTCATCATACTCTATTGTTGCATCTTGGTCATTACCAAACTTGATTGCTTTATCGTCTGCAATAAATACATCTCCAAACTCTTTGGTCGTAGAACCTATATCTGCACCACCAGATGCGTCTGGTAAGATTACTGTACTTGCATTAAGTGTTCCTACGGTTAAGTCCCCCATTTGGAAACCTGTACCGTCATCATCAATCTTTGCAGCTGTAATTGAGTCGTTAGCAACATCACCAGTTGCGATTGTTGTGTCACCTCCTGTTAAAAGATTTGCGAGATTTCTTGCGTTACTCATATTTTTCTCCTATACCTCTCTATTTATATCTGCTATGGCCCTGCTGTCCAAAACTCAACGTCATAATGAGTTTCTACAGCACCACCATCATAGTTACCCCAACCAAATTGTATTGCGTCATCATTTGATTTTGCACCAGTGCTACTGGTTACAAGTGTGTTTGTAGAGGTATTTGCATAATATTTATCAGTTACAGTAAATCCTGTTCCTGCTAAATCAGGTGGAGAGTTTCCTCCACTATAAAATCCCTGTACATAATAAAAATTATCTTCATCTCTACCTACTCTAAAATAATATGGATTAGAACTTGTGTGGTTTGCGTATGTGCCTGGCATGGTAAGTCTGGTCGCATTGACGTAACTTGAACCAGTTCCATATGACCATCTAACTTTAGGAGTGCTACCATCAGCATAAGTGTCAAAGTAAACCCAAGAGGCAAGTTTTTTTCTAGTAATCACATAAGTATCGGTCACAGTTTCTAAAAAAGTTACAGCTGTTTCAGCACCTGTACTAGTGGTAAACATACCACCTAACCCATATCCGTAACCATCAAATGAATATTGTACAAATGAGTGTCCTTGAAAACCATCTGACTTATTTGTATTTGCTTCCTTAAAATTATTACCTCCAGGCGAAGCAAGAATTAAGGTGTTTCCATTAGCATGACTATATCCATTGTAAGTCCAAGTTGAATAAGTTGAACTTGCTGTAAAACCTTCAAAATCAGATTGTGAAACTCTCTCAGGGTCACCAAAACCAGTTGATTGACCACTAGCACCCATTAATATGTCTTTAGAAAAAGGCATCTACTTATCCGTTCCACTTACTGGGTCAAAGTTTTTTGAGTCTTCAAAGAAAGATGATGTTTCATTAAATCCAAAATCGTCATCTGCATCTGCACTTGCTGGATTTGGTGTAACTGTATATCTCTGTTCTCTTGTTGGTGCGTTAATTTCTGAATCTGTATATTGGTCAACTTGTACAGTCTTAATAACCTTGTCAGATGTAACAGGGCCATATAGATAAAACTTCGCAGTAAAACTAAGAGTATAAATAATTGCTCTTCTTTCTTCAAAATTACCTTGATAATTATCTTCATAAGATACCGAACTTAATATGATTGGAACATCTCTTTTAATTCCCATATCTGCCATATCATTAATTGTGATTGTGTAGTCTGGTTGAAAGTATGGAAGTATTTGTTCTACAATCTGTAATGCGTCATCAGAGTTTTTTGCCATGACATACAAGGTAAAATCTAAATTGTATGGGACAGGCATATACTGCACATCTAATTTATTTGAATCAGAGGTTTTTGTTTTTTTAAACTTTTGTACTCTGTTTAATTTTCTTACAGGGTCGTATGCAAGATTAGAAATCTCAAAACCAATTCTTGGTAAAGTCACTGCAACTTTATTTTTTAAAGATGGGTCATTATTAAGTCTTGTTAAAAACTTTTGTTTAGGCCCATACGCAAGAGGAACTTTCATCTTTTGAATGATTGCACCACTATTGTTTTTTCTTACAATGTTTATATTATTAAATATTGTTCCAAATGAAACTACTACTTTTCGCATTGTTTCGTGGTAAAATTGTTGTCCTAGCATAATTAATCTCCAGCATCACCAAACGGATTTCTCTCCGTAAAGTCTAATATGTTATCATCTTCTGTATCAAACAGTTCGTTTTGCTCCAATGGAGCTGTTTTAGTTGTACTCGTATCTCCTACTATATAGGTTTCTTGTAAGAGGTATGATGTTATACCTGTGTCTGCTTCACTCTCTAGTGCAATGTTATCGCCAATTGATGTTGAGTCATTTTCAAAGGTAATGTTATCACCATCTGTTTCTTCAAGTAGAACACCTTCTCCATGTAGAGTAAAGTTTTCAAGTCTAATGTTTTCGTTAACTGCACTTGATTGTTCCATAGTAAACTGATGTGCAAGTGTGTCTGTTGTATTATTATCTTCAATATCATCAATCACTTCAATACCTGTATCAAGAACTTCTGAACTGTACTCATACTGTGAACACTTAAGTTTGTAAATAGGATTATTATCTAACTGATGAAAAGGTTCATCATGGTCTACGAAGTTTATTTGAAATATCTTTTCTACGATTGGGTGATAAACTAAGTCACCCTCTTGTGGTCTATCTGCATCTGTAGCTGCAGTATCTAC